TTAACTGAGAAGCGTCAGTTCATTCCGCAGATTTCAGTTAAACTGCCCTATTTACAACAGCTAGGATATAATGCTACAATAAAGCTAGACGACAAAGATTTTAAAGCAACTAATCACGGAGTGTGGTGCCATAACCTCCATGACCTACTAGATAGAAATAAGTTTACTAGTTGGGATCAATATGGTAAAGATGAGATCATCAAATGAGTGGATACGGGCAAGCGGTAGCATCAACCGCAAAGTCTATTCATCGCTTACAGCGGTCAATGACTAAATCCTCTTCGATGGTTAGACCAAGAAGACAGTATGTAGAAGAAAAACCTATGAAATTAACATTTAAACAAAGAATTCGTAACTGGTTAATGAACGACGATGAAGAGTATAGTAATCAGTTGATTTCCGTTGACAGCGAAGGGCCAAACATTCAATCACAGGGATTTAGATTGAATGTGTATAGTGCCAGTGGCGGAACTATTATCGAAACCACTAAGTACGATCGTCAGAAGGACGATCACAAACACAGTCTGCATGTGGTCACTGACGACAAAGAGCTCGGAGAAGAGTTAGCAAAAATTATCACTATGGAGAGTTTGAGATGAGACACGAAAGTTTAGATGTGAAACAATTTACAGTTAAGGAAGATTCTGCATTTAGAGTGCGTGTGGAATCTTGGGAAGCAATGGTTCCAAAAGGATTAATGGCTGTTGATGTTATTCAAGAAAGCCTTAACGATAGCGGTGAGGTAGACTCTACCAGCACCTATAATTTCCATATGACCAAAGAAGAAATTCAAACATTTGCTAAAGGACTGTTATCAATATGATTATGGGGAATGTCGTGCCAATTCAACAACAAAAAGATACCATGCGCCAAGACTGGCGCCCAAATAAAATGATCTGGGTCACTTTCCGTAAAGAGGGTATGCATCGTTACCCTGCGGCAGCAACGGATCCTAATCTAGCCACAGGCGATGAATATGATGTTTCGTTTCTTGCTAACGAACATCGTCATATCTTCCACTTTAAAGTTTGGATAGGTGTAACACATGATGACCGTGATATTGAGTTTATTCAGTTCAAGAGATGGTTGGAAAATCTTTACAAAGATAGTATACTAAGTTTAGATCACAAGAGTTGCGAGATGATGTCAGGCGATTTGTTTGACGCTATCTCCACAAAGTATCCAGGTCGTGAGATTTGGATTGAGGTCTCCGAAGACGGAGAAAATGGTTCTTTTATCAAGTATTAATAAGGAAAGCTATAATGGCTCAAGAATGGCTTAAGAAGTATCTTACAATGAAGCCCGAAGTTAGTAAGGTGTTTGACGATCTAGAGGCATATCACGATTATTGTCGTATCGAGTTATGCGACTTCAACCCGGCACATCTTTATGATCGTGCTAATGTTAACTACAAGGCTTTCCTTGATAGTCAACGACCACGGAGACCGTGGGTACCAAAAGGCGAATACAAGCCTCGAGGACAAAACAACTATCGCGGTCCACGCAATGAGCAAAGTTTTTCTCGTTGATCTAGAAGCAGTAGAAACAAGGTACACTGGCGAGTGGAAGCGCCATGTACCTAATCTCTTACGAAAGGCAGGTCATGAAGTCATCATTATATCGGGTCCTAGCGATATTCCTAGCGCCACTACTCCAGGTGCATTTCTTAATTTTGGGGGCACTAATATCTATAAGGCAGACCAAGTTGCACAACTTGGAAGACTTTTTTGTGCAGGATCCATCAAGGCTGGCGATCATTTTATCTTTACTGACGCTTGGCACCCGGGCATTATAAACTTAAAGTACATGAGTGAGTTACTGGGCATTCCAGTAGTTACACACGGTTTATGGCATGCTGGCAGTTATGATCCACAAGACTTCTTGGGGCGTCTTATAGGAGATGCCCCTTGGGTAAGACACGCTGAGAAAAGTTTCTTTGCATCTTTTAATCACAATTACTTTGCTTCGCAATTCCACATTGACTTGTTTTGTAAAAATCTTTTAGACGAAACATTTGAAGATACTGTACAAGAATTTGTCAATGAGGGTAAGATTGTGCGTAGTGGTTGGCCTATGGAGTATATGACTGATACATTGCTGATGTATAAAAATATGCCCAAGCGTGATCTTATCTTGTTCCCACATCGCATTGCTCCTGAGAAACAGGTAGAAATCTTCCGTGACCTAAAACAATATCTACCACAATATGAATTTGTAGTATGTCAAGATCAACAATTGACTAAGAACGAATACCATAACTTGTTGGGGGAAGCTAAACTTGTGTTCAGTGCTAATCTACAAGAAACACTTGGCATTAGTTGGTATGAAGGTGCTGTAGTAGATGCTATTCCTATGGTGCCGGATAGACTAAGCTACAGTGAGATGGCATTTGATACTTTTAAGTATCCAAGTGCGTGGACTGAAAGCTATACTGCATACGAGGCACATAGACCAGAAGTCTGTAACAAGATTATTCAGTACATGAATAATTACGAAAAGTTCTTGCCTAGCCTAAATAAACAGGTATATGAATTAAAAGAAAACTTTTTTAGTTGTAATAAACTATTAGAGATGTTAAAATAATAATTTATGTCATCCACGACATTAACTCGGAGAAATTTAATTGACAGATAAAACAGAAACAGCACTGGACGCAATGTACGGTGACAGTGGTTATCAAGAAGGCACAGCACACGACTATTTGGGTTTTGTAATGAAACGCAATGGTAAAAGATTTTGGGCTGGAGACAACATCAGTGAATACATTGATGACAAAATGAAAGAAGAGCTAATCAAAGAAACAACAGAAGCATTTGAAAAAGTTTTAGATTGTTTGCTAATAGATCGCGAAAACGATCCTAATTCAAAAGGCACAGCTAAACGATTAGCTAAAATGTATTTCAATGAAGTAATGGCAGGAAGATATGAATCAGCACCAGACGCAACAGCTTTCCCAAATGATTCAGCAGACCGATACGAAGGTATGTTGGTGGTTAGAAGTGAGTTACGAAGTATGTGTAGTCATCATCACCAGCCTGTATCTGGTGTTGCTTATATTGGCATCATTGCAGCCAACAAACTTATCGGTCTCTCTAAGTACACTCGTATTGCTCAGTGGTGTGCTCGTCGTGGTACATTACAAGAAGAACTATGTAATGACATTGCTAGAGAAATTAGCAAGGCTACTGACAGCGAAAATGTAGCAGTCTATGTTCAAGCAGTACATGGTTGTTGTGAGAATCGCGGCATTATGGCACATAGTTCACTAACACAGACTACTGTACTTAAAGGCACATTCAAAGACGATCCTCACACAAAGAAAGAGTTCTTTGACAACATTAAACTACAGCAAGAATTTGCTCCGAGGTAATATATGAAATGGTTTCTTACTCTTTTAGAACGCATGGGTCGCAAGCGTATTGTTATGGATCGTCAAAGCGACGAACCCTATCTTGAACGCTATTATCTGTTTCTAAAAGATAGAGACCGTTTTCCCTTTAATGTATTCCTACACAAGTTTTTAAAAGGTGATCCAGATGATGTTCATGATCATCCGTGGCCCTATGCAACACTAATTCTAAAAGGCGGATATTATGAATGGCTTCCACAATTTGACAGCAAGGGTAACAAGATCGCTGAAATGTGTGTATGGAGAGGACCCGGCAGTTTTCGTATATGCAGGGCTAATAGCTACCATCGCATTGAGCTTGATCCTAGCGTAACTGCATGGACATTGTTTATGCCTGGACCCAAGAAAAGAGATTGGGGATTTTTAGTCAACAACAAATGGATACAACACGAACAGTATTTGAAAGAAAGATATGAACAAGCTCATAATTAAAAATAAACAATTTAAAAATTTAGTTGCAAATATTTGCAAACAAATTGGCTCTGGTAGTTGGCGTCCAGATTATATTGTAGGTCTCACAAGAGGCGGACTCTTACCTGCTGTGATGATTAGTCATTATTTTAATATCCCCATGCAATCTCTAGATATCAGTTTAAGAGACGGCGGAAACACTGTTAGTAATTTAGGCATGGGAGAAGATGCCTACGAAGGTAAGAATATTCTAATTGTTGATGACATCAACGATCAAGGTAGCACACTAAATTGGATTATGAAAGACTGGCCTAGTGGTTGCTTTCCCTACGATGAACGCTGGGAACATATCTGGGGCAGCAATGTTCGTTTTGCTGTAGTAGTAGACAATCTATCCAGTCAATGTAGCATTGGAATGAACTACTGGGGCATGGAAGTAAATAAGGCAGAAGAAGATGTATGGATCGAATTCCCCTACGAAGAGTGGTGGACTAAATGAAAAGATTGCTAGCAATTATTATTACTATTTGTGCTGTGTTTCTAGCATGGGTATATTGGGGTGATCCAGCAGGGTATGGATGGTTAGTTGCTGTAACCGGTTGGGTTGATAAATGCTTTAAGGAATAATTATGAATATTAAACAAGGTAGTCGTTGGACCGGAAATGATCATAGTAAAAAATTTATAGTATTGTCCGAAGTGTGTGTAGATGATGAAGTTTGGATTCACTATCGAGACGAAGCAGGAGAACCTCCAAAAGAGTATAGCTGTTTCAAAGACAGCTTCTTGTCAAGATTTACACCATTACCAACATGAGCACAGAAATTGTTGTTCCTTGGCATGCAGGCCAAAGTGGATTTTGGTGGAATGAAACCTGCGCTATGGTCATTGAAGTATTTGGTCTGCCCGGCAATCGATTTCGATACAGTCCCGAGGCAGACAAGATGACATTTTATTTTAACACAGAAGAGGATGCTTTTATATGCAAGATGTTACTGAGCGACAGAATAGCAACTCCTGGACCTTAACGGTTGAGGAAGATCCAGAAACTGGGGATGCCATACTCCAGTTTCCTCCAGACCTGCTAGAACAAGCAGGTTGGAAAGAGGGCGACATATTGGAATGGCAAGATCGGGGAGATGGTTCTTGGTCTTTAGAGAAAAAGAGTGTATAATAGTAATATGAGTAAATTAAAAATAGCAGAGCTGTTTTACAGCATACAAGGTGAAGGACGCTACATGGGCGTTCCTAGTGTGTTCTTGCGTACATTTGGTTGTAACTTCAAATGTGCCGGCTTTGGTATGCCACGGGGAGAACTGAGTACAGAAGTTGAAACTATCGCTTTTGCTCATGACAATATTCCTTACAAGGATTATAAAGATTTGCCGCTTGTTAGCACAGGCTGTGATAGCTATGCTAGTTGGGATCCACGTTTTAAGGACCTTAGTCCTATGCTTACAACAGACGCCATTGCAGACAGAATCACGGAGATACTGCCCTTCAATGAGTGGGAAGACGAGCATCTAGTTATTACAGGCGGTGAGCCATTATTAGGTTGGCAACGAGCCTATCCAGACTTGCTGAGTCATCCTAAAATGACAGGATTAAAAGAGATTACCTTTGAAACAAACGGTACTCAGAAACTTGATCCTAAGTTTAAAGAATACTTAACAGATTGGTCGTTCGGTAGCGATGAAAGAGAAATTACATTCTCAGTAAGTGCTAAACTTCCTTGTAGTGGCGAAGTATGGGAAGAAGCAATCCTTCCAGAAATAGTTTGTGAATACGAACAAGTTGGCACAGCATATTTGAAGTTTGTAATTGCCACTGAACAAGACTTTGCAGATGCAGAATGTGCTATTGCCGCATATCGTCGAGTAGGATTTAAAGGACATGTATATCTAATGCCAGTAGGTGGGGTAGAAAGTGTTTATGCACTAAACAATCGCACAGTAGCAGACTTAGCAATGAAGAACGGCTTACGCTACAGTGATAGATTACAGGTGCCGTTGTTTAAAAATGAGTGGGGAACTTAATGAGACGATTTATAGAAAAGCTATTTGGCATTGACAAGATCAAAGCCGAAACAGAAGCCAGTTTAAAGGCGGCTGCTGAAGCTACTAAGATTGCACAAGATGCTACAGCCGCTGCCGAGAGAGCTACTCAAGCTGAAGAACAGTCCAAATTAACAGCTAAAGAACGAGCTACTCGTAAAGAAGAGCCGTATGTTGCTGTGCTTAACACCCATGTCAATAAAGACAATGTACGCAATGGCTTTTTTGAACTTGACTGGAACGACCATTTTGTGTTAAAATTAAAACAAGAGGGCTACGGTTATGACGGTGATAAAGACGAAGAAATTGTAGACCGCTGGTTTAGAGAGCTCTGTGCTAATGTCGTAGTAGATGAAAATTTACCCGAAGTTAACACAGGTGTTATTGACATTCAAAGTGTGAAAAGAAACAATAGATGACTTATATTTTAGTAGATACAGCAAACACATTCTTTCGTGCAAGACACGTTATCAACGGTGACGCTGATATCAAACTAGGCATGGCTTTTCATATTACTTTAAACAGTATTAAAAAGGCTTGGCAAGACTTTGGCGGTACTCATGTAGTGTTCTGCCTCGAAGGTCGTAGCTGGCGTAAAGATCATTACAAGCCTTATAAAGCACAAAGAGCCGCTAGTCGTGCCGCTCACACAGAGCGTGAAGCAGAAGAAGAAAAAGTCTTTTGGGAAGCCTTTGATACTTTTAAAGAATTTGTAACAGAAAAGACAAATTGCACAGTTTTACAAAATTCGCGCCTAGAAGCAGACGATCTTATTGCTGGCTGGATACAGACACATCCAAATGACAAACATGTGATCATTAGCACAGACACAGATTTTGTGCAATTGATTGCACCCAATGTAAAACAGTACAATGGTGTTATGGAAACTACTATCACACATGAAGGTATCTTTGATGCAAAAGGTAAGAGAGTTATTGATAAAAAGACTCAAGAGCCAAAAGCCATTCCGGACCCCCAGTGGCTACTCTTTGAGAAGTGTATGCGAGGCGATACCTCAGACAATGTATTCTCTGCATATCCGGGAGTACGGGAAAAAGGCACAAAGAATAAGGTTGGTCTCCGTGAGGCCTACG